CGGCAACCAGTTCGGATCGCGGGGCATTGGGATCTCCGTGGGTAAGAGGTGAGGTGTTACGCTTAACCCTTCAACCCTACGCCCAAACAAAAGCCCCCGAATAAGGGGGCTTGAGGTAGAGGCCGGCCTATTTGCCGGATTTAATCGTGGCCTGTCCTGATTGTGCAACGGCCTGGGCAACACCTGTCACCACCGCGAGCGTGCCCGGGGTTGCGACGAGGGAGCGCATCAGGCTCGAGAGAAGGTTGCCGCCGAGGGCCACGCCAAGGCCGATGCCCACTTGCTGCCAGTTCGCGCCGGAGAGTTCGGAGCCGAGCTGGGCCGCTTGTTGGGCGGTGGTCACGCCGTTCATGGCGATGTCGGTGATGGTTTGGGGGTCGACGTTCAAGCCGGAGGCGACGAGCAGGGTGCCGGCCGCACTCGAGATATTGGCAACGTGGGTTTTGTAACCGGCCAGGGCGGCAGCGGCACGAGCAAAGATATTCATGAGGGGTTCTCCTTTTGGTTAATTCTACACCAGCTCGAAATGAAACGCATCAAGCATGGTGTGGTCGCGCATGTCCAGGTCGCTATCCCAATCCCCACCCCAACGGAGGGTGAGGCCCTGCTCGGCGGCCGCGAGCATCATCAGGGCGCGTAGTGTCCACCACCGGCCGAGCACTTCGGGTTGGGTGGCCCAGCCTGCCATATCGACCTGCAGGCCATTTTGAACCTTGGGGTAGGGGCACAGGTCAACCGCCCGGGCCAAACCATCGGGAGGGCTGGGTAGGTGCTTGCTGTGGGTGGTTTGGCTGGTGCCCTTGGCGGTGTTGGCTTTCGCCTCGGCCGGGGTGCGGAGGCCGTCAATCACGGAGAAGTCGAAGCCGATGGAGCTGCCGAGCTCGAGGGCCCTGACACAAATGCCCCGAAGGGCAGGAGTGACGCCGGCGAGGTGCGCCTGGCTGACGGAACCAAAGGTGAGGCTTACCATACTGCAGCCGTGCCGTCGGATTTAACCCAGCTCGAACCGTTGCAGAAGTTGGGCAGGGAATTGCTGGCGAGCTGCATGCTGTTCTTCGTGCCGGCCGCGCAAGTGAACGGGGCCGAGCCGGTGTTGTTCTGCGCGAATTGGATGGTGGTGAGGGAAGCGGTGGTGGCGCTGACTTGCGACGCGCTCACGGTGCCGCCGAAGTTGCCGGTGGTGGCGCTGACGACCGCAACGCTGATGCCGGTGGACATCAGGTTCACAATGCAGCTGGCCCCGCGATACCAGCACGGCACCGAAGAGGTATCCATGCCGACGCCGGTAAACTGGCTCTGGCTCTGGTTGTAGATCCGCATGGCAAGGCCCGCGCCGTCGGAGGTTTGGCGGATGAGCAGCTTGCCGGAGAGGCTGGGAACGCTGGCGCTATTGCCGATGATCAGGTTATTCACCGCATAAATGGTGGTCATGCTGGCGGTGTTGGTGCTGCCGGCAACGAGGGTGCCGGAGATCCCGCCGACGAGGATGGTGGAGCTGGTGGCGGGGTTCGTCGAGCTGACTTGCGCCAGGTTGAGGTTGAAGAGCCCAGATCCGTCGCCGGTGAAAATACCGCTGGCTGTCACATTACCGGGGGTGATGTCCTGCCCGCTGACAAGGCCGCCGCTGGCGAAGGAGAGGTAGGGGCCCCACATGCCGAGGGTGCCGTCCGCCTTGGCGGTAAAGGGTAGGGCAACGAGAAGCGCCGCCAGGACAAGTTGACGGAGGATCTTCATGTTACGGCTTCTTGTAGTATTTGGGGGCAAGGCCGGTGCCGCTCACGTCGTAAGCGGTGGCGTAGAAGCGATCCCATACGATGCTGCCGCTGATGGGGCCGACCTTGAGGATGCCCGGGTTGAGCGTCCAGGCGGAGGTGCCATCGAGCACTTCGGTATTCTGCGTGGGGGTCGCGCCGCAGGGGTCGGCCTGCAGGGAGAAGGGGCACACCAGGTAATTGCCGGTCGCGGGCAAGCCGACGATCTGCGTGCCGCTGGTGAGCACGAAAGTCTTGGAGGTGGTGGTGGGCAGGCGCGTCATGCCGCCCTTGGGGGTGTTTACCGGCACACCGAGAACTTCGCCCTGGCTGTTGGTTTGCACTTCAAAGGGCTGCAGGTCGGCCGCGAAGGCGGAAGCAGACAAAAGCGCCGCGCCCAGGATACCCCAGGCGCTGCGCTTAATGGCGGTGACGTTGAACATTAGCGGGCGGGCCAGCGGCTGTTAGCCTTGGCGACGTTCCAGGTGATGAACACCTTGACGCGCTCGGCAGCAGCCAGGTTGGGGGCGCTCGGCTTCACGCGCACCGCATCGCCCCGCAGCTGGGCGGTGACAACGGTGGTGGTGGTAACGAGATCCCCGACTTGGGTGGTGATGGATACCGGGTCGGTGTAGGTGACACCACCGATGATGAAGCTAGCCGGGTACGGTGCCTGGGTGATGGTGCCGGAGATCCCGTCGACCAAGGTGCCCGAGGTTTGCATGATCGCCTGCGCGGTGCCGAGGCGGTCGGTCGGCAGGGTGATCTCGGTTGCGCTCGGCTGGGCGGCGGTGAGCAGGGTGGCCGCCACATAGCGGGTCACGTCGCCATCGTTAATGACCGAGGTTTTCCACGCACCGGCGACGAGGCCATCGTCGAGGTTGGCCGCTTTTACGGCCGGTGAGAGGGTGATGAGGGCCGCTACAATGGCGAACCCCAGGGCTTTGAGTGAGAGTTTACGCATTGTGTATGCCTTTCTGGTTGGTAAAAAACAATTACGGCCCCACTCGGGAGCCGTCAAGCCTATGCTGCACGCTTCATTGGGATGGTTCGTGGCTTATGTGCCACGTTTCCCCGACGGGAAAGGTCGTTAATCAGGCCCAGCATTTCCTTCCGTTCCTCCTGCTGGTTCTTCTGCAGGCCCTCGAGCGCGGTGACAAAGGTGTCGGCCGTGTCGCGGATGGAGGCGGCAATATCCTTGCCCTGGCCGGCGATTGTGGCGGCCAGCTCTTCCATCCGCTTGTGCGTGGCGACGCTGTTCCACCGCTGCAGGAAGAAGCCAATCACGCTGCCGGCGAGGATGAGCAGGAAGAGCATGCCAATAATCACACCAATCAGGCCGCCATATTGGCCGAAGAGATCGAGGGTGTGATCCGGGGAGGGGAGCGGGATCGAGTTCATAAACATCTCCTTTGCTTAGAGGAAGAGTCGCCAAGCGATCGTAGCATCAGCGCCTGGTGCGTTGTTGAAAGTGATGGTGAGGTTGCGGGTGCCGCTGTTATAGCCCACCCACCATGCCGTTGCGTTGCCCGGGGAGCTGGTGAATACGAACGAGAAGTTCAGCGGCTTCGGGTCGCCCTGGTTAAAGCCCTGCGTCCAGCCAAGGGTCGCGTCGTCGGATGCAGCGTTTGTGCCAGACGGGCCGGTGGTGGAGTCGGGAATGTTTATAACGATGGTGGTGGCGGCCGCGAGCAGGGTGGCGGTGCCGGTCACAACGTCGGCATTGCTGCCCATATTGCGCTGGTGGCGGCTGGTTGCCTTCGCCATTTGGAAGCTCGCAACGGTGCGCTGGTTGCCATATTCCTCGTTGTCGAGGAACACGTTGTTGCCGGTCGCGCCGGAGCCCTCGAGCAGCCAGACGGTCGCGGTGTTTTTGCACGCCTTGTTGCCGTCGACCATGATGTATTGCCCGTTTTGCAGGAACACGATGCCGCTGGTGACAAACTTCTCGAAGTGGTTGTCGTTGATGCGAATGTTCACCGGCTCTTGGCTGGTGGCGGAGTTGGTTTTGAGCACGATGGCATTGATGGCGGTGACGAGTTTGCCGCCGGCGTCGGTGTAGGAACCGATGAAATCGTTGCCGGAGATCTTGTGGCAATCCCCGCCCGCGAGGGAGATAAGCTCACCAGCCTGCTTCCGCACGGTGCCGGTGGCGGTGAGTCCGGTTTCGTTAAAGGAAGCCCCGGCCACCTTGGCGTGCTTGGTGTAGCTCACCGTTTTCAGGGTGTTGTCGGAGGTGGTGACGATGAACGTGCCGTTGTTGGAAGGCAGCGCCGCGCCGGTGATGGTGATGGTGGTGAAGGTCGCTCCGACGGTGGAGAAGTCCGGGGAGCCGGAGAAGGTCGCCTTCATGGTGGTGCCAGATACCGAGGCAATGTCGGTGATGGTGCCGGTAACGTCGGTCACGGAGGCCTGCGTCGCCGGCATGCCGATGAGGTTATCCTTGATCACGTTGTCATAGCCGCCATTCATGATGATGGCGTTGCGGACGCAGCCGGTGATGGAGCTGTCGGAGAGCTGGCAACGGGCGGTGTAATCGAAGCGGATGCTGGTGCTGGCGAGGAAGCCTACGCCGCCCGCCTGGTTATCCATCGTGCAATCGCTAAGGATCACATCGCAGAGGCTTTCCTCGAAGCCGGTGATGGTGGTGAGGCGGACGAGGGAACCCGCGCCGGTGTTGTTTTGAACGCCGAAGTGGCAACCGTTGACGGTGATGTCGCGGATGCGTGCGCCGGCATTCACGCTCACGGAGTCCAGCAGGCACTTGAAGGAGCTATTGTTCTTGGTGCGGAGGATACAGTTGGAGATCTGAATGCGCTCCATCAGGTAGGCGGCCGCGTCGTTCTCCTGGGTAAGGCTGATGCAGTCGTCACCCCCGAAGATGATCATGTCGGCAATGATAATATCCCAGCAGTTGCGGGTGTGGTGCCATCCATCCTCGCCCACGGTGTCGCCGCTGAAAATACCAGCGCCGGTGATAACACCGTAGCGAGAGTTGCGGCCCTGCCCGGTAAAGCTGTTTTCCATGTATCCGACGGTGCGATAGCCCTTCACACCGAAGTATTCCACGTTGGTCATGCCGAGCCCTTTTTGGCTCTGCGTGAAGTTTCTCACATCGGGGAAGCGAAGGAAGCCGCCCTGAAAATCCCAAAACACCTGAACGGTGAGGATGCCGGCATCGTTATCCGGGTTATAGCTGCTGATGCAGAAGTTTTTGCCGGTGTTGATATAGTCGATGAGCTCCGCGTGGCAGATGATGGTGCAGTTGTCGCGGTAGTAGAGTGACTCCATGCCCGCGATGCGGATGCGGTTGGTGTTGCTGGTGAGGTTGAGGCTGGTTTCGTCCAGGCTGGCGTCGGAGCGGGTGGTGCTGATGAGCACATACTTCTGCCCCTGCAGCGCGACGGTGGTGGCGTTGGCGGGTACGTTGCCGGAGGTGAAGGTAATCATGCCGCCGGTGAGGTTCTGCAGGCCGCCGGTGTTGATGTTGTAGTGGACACCGTTCACCTTTGTTGCGGTGAGCACAATCGCCGCCAGGTTGGCCGGGGTGTTGCCACCGGTGAAGGTGATGGTGCCGCCGGCAGGGTTGCCTACGCCGCCAGTATCGATGTTGTAATGCACGCCGTTCGTTTTGAGCACGCCAGCCACGGTAACGGCCAGCTCGCCGGCAGCGGAGATTTGCGGGGGGAAGGCATAGGTGACGGTGGATCCATCGCCGGTGTAGCTCTTGGCGACGGTGACGGTGAGCTCGCCGGCATTCTCGAGGTAGGAGGGGAAGGAGAAGGTATCGGTGCTGCCGTTGGCCGTAGAAGATGCCGAGGCGTTCTTCATGTCGGTAATCGTGAAGCGGCCGTTGTTATCGTCGTTCGCCGCGCCCTCGATGGTGAGGAAGGAGCTGCCGGTGGCAATGGCGTTGATAACGGTAGAGCTGGTGAGTGCGCTACCCAAGGACATATTAACCTTCACCACGTTGGTCGAGAGGTATTTGATGGCGTTGATGGTGAGGTTGCCCAGGATGGCGCTCATCGCGGCCACGTCGTTCCCGAGCTTGATCTTGCCGGAGTCGATGATGAGGATGGTGTGGCTGTTGAGGTCGCCCGCCTTGTTGAAGAACTTTTGCATCCCCGAGAGGCTGTCGGTGACGCCGGTGTGGTCGATACCGCTAAAATCCTTGGAGTGAAAAACCTTGGCACCCTGGCTCAAATGGTCGGAGAGGGAGCGGAAAAGAATGGCCCCGGACGGGCGAACCAGGCTGTTGCCGGGAACACCGACCGCCTGGTCAACCGCTGCTTGCGCGGCGGCGGCATAGTTTTGTGCGAGGGCGGCGCTGCCGGCGGAGGCGATGGCGGAGGCGGATGCTGCAGCTGCGAAGCCGGAGGCGGCGGAAATGCTGGCGGTGCTCGGGCCGTTCTTCATTTTGCCGAGGTTGCCATCCCACGCGATCACCAGGTCGTTCGAGGGGGGGGGAGGCCGACGACCGTTGCGTCAATCACGCTATCGATGGGGAAGCCGATGCGGCGGTCGATGTCGCGGCGCTGATCCTGCAGCACCATCCAAATCGTATCCAAATCAGACTCAAGGGCTTCGGAGGAAATATCGCTGCCGGCGCTGTAGCGGTTATCGCGGGAGAGCACGACGTTACGGCTCAAGCTCACGACTTCCCCGCCATCGAGCGGGGTGAAGAGGTGAACGGTGCCGCCATCAGGATCCTCGAGGCCGCCAGTTACGATCTCATAATCGATGCCATCGATCATCACAACGCTGTCGACGGTGAAGTTAAGCCATTCTTCCTTGTCAACGCGGAACTGGAAATCGAAATCATCCTGACCCACCGTTGCGGTGTAGATGTTGAGCGGCTGCTGCTCTAAAACGACTTCATCGGCCATGTTTTAATACCTCGTTACCTTTTCGGTATCATGTTTAACACCGGCTGTTCAACGGGGATTGTCGACATCGCGTTGTTTATGTCGATGTCCAGCGTGCCTAATTCATCACGCGCCATGCGGTCGCGGAGATTCGCGCCGGCGGGGGAGGAAAGGAACACCGCGCGTGCGCCCCTGATGGCGGTTTGCCGGATCTGCGAGAGCATATTTGCACGCAGGGCATCGGCCGCGCTGTCGGGCAGCTCGGGGTGTTGGGCATACATCTTATCGAAATACGCCTCAAAATCCTTGTTATATTGGTCACTATTGAGCAGTTTCTCGACGTATTGGTGGTGAGTGAGCATCTTACCATCCGCCCCGGGGAAGATTTTGCCGTCCGCCATGATGCCGAGGAAGGTGCTGTATTCCTCGTTGTTCATGCGGGTGCCGTTCCCGACCGAGCGCGGCGGCATTTCCATGCTCATGTTGAGGCGGTAATACTCCTGGTAAACCGGGTCGGTGGAGATCTTGGTGCGGCTCACCGGCAGGACGCCCCAGCTCACCGCGTCGGTATGCTTAACCGGGTAGCCGTCAAAGTCACGGCGCTCGGGCAGGCCTTCGGAGAGGCCGGGGATCATTGCCCGGGCCTGCTGCCAAACGGAGGTTGCTTCGCGCATATAGGGATCAACCTCGCGCGTCGTCTGCTTCATGAGCCCGGAAAGCGGCACGGCGGCCGAGGAAATCTGGCGGGAGAGGAAATCGCCAATCGTGCGGCCGTCATTCTGTGTGCCGGAGAGAATGCCGAAGAACTGCGCGAAGCTCTCCATCCAGGTACTGTTGCCCACGCTGGCGGCGATGGCGTTCACGCCGGCACCAACCATCCGCATCATCGCATTGTCCTCGTCCGGGTCGGCCGGGTTGTAAACCTTGAGGGCATTGGAAATATCGGTAGCCATGCAGGCGGTGAGGGCCATCGGCTGTATCTTTTGGAAGCTGTAGTTTTGGCCGTTGATGGATACGGAGTCCGGCTGCAACCCTACACCACGCTGCACGTTGCGCTTGCCCGGGTCGTAGGAGAGGGAACATTGCACCCGGCCGTCCATCGCAAGGCCGGTCATGGCCGCCATCAGGCTTGTGCCCACCGCTACCCGCGCCATTGCCAGGTCGGCTTCGGGGCCGCCGCGCTGGATGGCTTCGCGGATCTGGCCGTTGAAGCGGGTGAGCATCGGGGCATCGGCCAGCGGAGAATACTGAATAATTCCCTTGTAGATGAGGTTTGTGGGGGTGCGGACGAAGGGCAGCACGAACTTCGCGGTAGGCAGGTTGCTCACCAGGTTCTGCACGGCCTCGCCGGTTTTCCCCATTTCGCTTTGGAAAGTCCAGTCTTTTGCCAGATCGGAGGCATACCGGCGCACCAGATCCTGCTTCAAGATGTCCTCGGCCGAGAAACGGTTGGGGTCGGATTGGCTCATCAGATCCTGGGCACGCTGCCAGATGGCCTCTTTATTGGCCTTGGCGAAGGCATCCGGGTCGAGGATGGCTTTGCCGGAACGCAGCGTCTGGTCGACCATTTCAGTTTGCGCCGCCTGCATGGCGTTATAGGTGAGGCCGGAGCGATACCATGCGGCCTTGAAGATGTCGTCGGTGCCCTTGATTACGGCGGTGGGGCGGCGGAGCGTCCAGCCCAGCCAATCCAAACCCACGTCGGTCATGCGGGCGAAAGCGCCAATGTGGTCGTCGCGGTCGCGCATGCTGGCGAAGGGATTGAGCAGGTCGCCGCTGATGGCACCGGGGCCGCTCTCAAACTTGGAACCTTGTGCGCCGGAGGGGGTGAGCTTCTCCACCGCGTCGGCTGCTGTCGAGAAGCCCTTGGCAGCTCCTACAAAGTCGCCCTCGAGCGCGGGGGCAACGACGTGCTTGCCGTAAAGGGAAATCGCATCAGAGAAGCCCTGCAGGCTCGAGGTGAGCATTGCCCGGGTTTCATCGAAGGTGTTGATGTTGGCCTGGCCGGCAGGGCCGAGGTTCGCGCCCCGGAAGTTTTGGTAACGACGAAAGGCCTTGCGGGCCCCGGGGATGGCGGATACCGCGTGGGCGGTGAGCTCTTGCGCCCCGTAGGCCAGGTTGCTCACGATGTTGGTGAGGTGGGTGGCGGGGCCGGAGAGGATATTGTTCACGAAGGCTTCATAAACCGCATCGCCGGCACGCTGGGCATAACTCCGGCGGCCGAGCTCGACGAGGAAATCGCCAGCCTGGTCGTTGTTCATGTTCTTCATGATCTCACCAATCCGCACGGTGTTCACGTTCCGCACGTCGGATAAGGCCTTCTGCAGGCCGACGGCCAGCTGGTTTTCCTCGGTGAAGAAACGCTCCATCCGCAAGCTGCGGGCGGAGGCGGCGGCAACGCGGGCCTTGGCGGTGAGGGCGCGGAGGCCGAAACGGTACGCATCGGTGAGCTTCTCGTATGCCTCGGGGGAACCGCCGCTGGTGTAAACCTCGTCGGTCGCCGCCTTGAGGTTTTTGGCGGACGCGCGGGCGATGTAGCGGGTGAGGTTGGCGTTCACCTCGAAGTTGGAGAGCTGATCCTCGGTGAAGGAAAGCACATCGTCGGCGGTGAGGCCGGATTTGGCGGTGAGATCTGCCAGCTCGGCATCGCTCATCACGCGGCGGCCGGTGGCGTCAACCTTTGCCCCACCACGTCCAGCCTCAACGGCGGCCTTCTCGGTGTTGTAGAGCTCACCCACGACCTTCGCCAGCTCGTTATCGTCCATGTTTTTGATGGGGTGAATATCATCCCATGCCTTATCCCATAGGCCATCGCGGGCATTCTTGACGAACTGCGCCATCTTCGCCTGCTTCGCCTGCGGGGTGACGGGGGGAACGGCTTGTTCGGCCGCCAGGCGCTCGGCGCTGGTTCCCGGGGCGGCGGAGTTTACTACCAGCGTTTCCGCTCCGGCCGGAGCCTTAGATGCGCTAACGCCCCTGATTACCGGGGCTCCGTCGGGGGAGAGGAATGTGTGGTCGCCAACCTGGGCAAGCACCTTGCCCTTCGACCACTTCGGTTGATCGCGCCCTTCGGCGGCCTGCAGGTTGCGGTTGAGGTAGTGGGTAGCCCCGCCGGTGTTGTCCGGCCGGGTGCCATTGGAAACCTCATCGAAGATCTGCGCGGCTTTTTTATATTCCTCGCTGTTGGGGTCAATCGCCATCAGCTTTGCCCGGGCGGTGGGGTCGCCGTAGGCCTCGAAGGCACCTTTCTTTTTCAGGATGCCGCCGAGATCTTTGCCGTATTTCCCGGCCGTTGCTCGGTTCGCATAAACATTTGCGACGGCAGCGAGGCCCTCATCGCCTTGGTTGCTGGCTTCTCCCAGCATTACGCGAATAGCCAGGTCGCGGGCAGCGGGGTCGGCTTGGGCGAAGATAGGAGCAGCTGGTGCGGCCGGAGCTTCTGCAGCTGCAGCCGGGGTTGGTTGCTTCTCGCCGGCGTTGATCAGGGGGTCGGTGGCGTGGGTAGCGCCGGCACCCGTTTCAGCCTTTACCTCGGCCCCGGGGGATAGGGTGGCTTGCGCGGCAGCTTGCGGGGTAGTACCGGGGGCGGCATCAGCGCCGGCGGCGGTGGCACGGCCGGCAGCACCTTCCACCTGGCGCATCGCACCGCTGGCTTTGGTCGCTTTAATGCCGAGGATAAGCTCGTTTACCAAGCCGCCGAGGCCGGCACCTTCGATCGCATTTTTCAGGCGGCCTTCGAGCGGGGTGTCGTCGCCATGGTGGGCAAGGTATTGCGTTACGGTGTTGTTGAGCACCGGGTTGTCCACGCTGGTAAGCAGATCGGAAAGCCGTTTTTGGTCGGGCTCGAAGGCGGTGAAGTCTGCGGCCGCGCCCGGAACGATACCCTTGGCTGCAGCGCCGGCGACCTTTTCCACAACCTTACTGCCGGTTTTGGATGCGAGGATTTGCACACCGCTCTCGAGTGCGTCGCCAGCCTTGGCGATCATGCCTACCTTGCCAATGGCAGCGAAGGGGGCGAGGAACTGCACTACCGGCCGCGCGTAACCGAGAATAGCCCGGTCGGGCTCGGGAACGTCGGGGAGGGAAAAGCGCGACTTGAGGTTTTCCGCCAGCGCGTCGTAATACTCGGGGGATCCGGGCTTGGTGTTGGCGAGGTAGGAGGCGGCGGGGTCGAGCACATTTTTAGCAACCAGGTTGCCGAGGTCGACGGTGAGGTTCTTCACGCTCTCGGCCGCATCACGCGCACCACCAATCACGGTGCGGTAGCCGATGTCCTCTTCCCAGCTGGGGGAAGGTTCAAACGCGATTTTGCCACCGTTGAAGGTGGCGGTGTCGGCCTGCAGGTGGGTTTGTACGCGCTCGGGTGTGATTACCGGGCCGGTGGGCTTGATGGGCGCGGTGGCGGGGGCGAGCTCGGCATTCACGGCCGGGGTGGTGGGGGAGGATCCTTCGGCCGGACGCCCGGGGCCGGTGGGAGTGCCGGCGATGCGGGCCTTAATCTGCTGCACCTGGTCAAGGTAAGGGTCAACCTGTTTGGCCTGTTGCCCCTGCAGGTAAAGCTGGTCGTTATTTTGCTGCAGGTTTGCCATTTTGCACCTTTGCTGTTGAGTCTAGGAGCTGGTTATAACGGTTCGTGATGAGCTCCATTTCACGAAGTTTTTGCGCTGCCTGGCGGTCGTCGCTGGCATATCTTTTCACAATCATCTCCTGAACGGTAGGCCAATCGTAGCGGCTGTTGAACACGTCCACCCCGCCGAGGATGCCGGTGGCCTGCGAACGGAGGGCCATCATCTGCTGCTGGGTGTAGCGCGGGCCAGCAACGCGGGTAATGATTTCGTTGCCCCATTCTCCGATCGAGGAAATGTCGTCGGGCTTATCAAGCAGCCGGCGTTGAGCCTCGAGCTCTGCGGTTTTGCGGAGCTGTGTTGCCTGTTCGTCGACGTTTTGCATCCACTTCGGCATGCCGGGTATGGCTGCGCCATCGGTGGCGGGGAACACGGTGGAGAGCTGCTGCTGGAAAGTTTTATATTGCTGGCTGTTGATCACGTTATTCTTATCGGAGTTAGCAACCATTTCTACGAGATCCCGGCTATCCTGCGTAGAAAGGAGGCCAGCCTTGTGTTTTGTGATGATGGAATCCACAGTTTCGGATCGGTCGCTGACGCCCTTATAGGTTTGGGCGAGGGTCGCCAGGTCGCTAGATTGAGCAGCTTCTTTTTTAGATGAGAAAAGCTGGGTGATGTCGGAGCTAACATCGAAGGAGCTTTTGTATTTATCCCCATAGGCGCGAATATCGTCGCTGGTGAGCTGGTGTGCATCGGCTTTCACTTTCAGGTCAAGGTAATCAGACGCCGCTTGGAGCTTAGTTGCACGCTCATTTTTAACGCGTGCCTGTTCTTCCATCGTATTTTTTTGGCTGGCGTAGCTGATGGTTTTGTTGGTGATCTCCACCACGTCGTCGGCCTCGAGCCCGTTCTTCACGGCAACCTCCGGCAGGCTGCTCACGAACTTTACCGGGTCGCCGGCACGGAGGCCCTGCAGGGTGAGCGCCTGGTTGCGGATCTTCCGCTCGGCCACGATCGCCTTCTCGGCGGCTTCGGCAGGGAGAAGCGCGTTCACACTCACCGCGTCGGAGTAGACGGTGTGCATCTTCGACATGGTTTCCTGAAAGAGCTCGTGATCGCCCCGGGCCAGCGCGTCGGCCGCCATTGGTGCGTAGGCTTGCTCTGCCGTGTTCACGCGGGCCTTTGCTTCGTCGCGCTGCTTCTGCACCAGGTTGCCTTGAGCGGTGGCGAGCATTTTGCCGCGCATCGATCCGGCCGAAGTGGTGAAGCGTTCCAGCAGGTCGGGGGCTTTTTGCACCAAAACGTCCTGCTTACCCTGCACATAGGCTTGGGTTTGCTTGGCGATGGTTTCCGGGTCATTGGGATTTTCCGCCAGGATCTTCCCGAAATTGCTCTGCATGTCCACGTCGAGATCCACGGAGGCACCATTCAGGGCGGCGCTGCGGTAAGCCTGGTTGCGGATGGTGTCGTCGGGTGGCAGATTATCAAGCGTGGCTTTGCCTTCCACATAGTCAGTAATGCCTTGCTTACTGGCCTCGAGCTTCACCCGTTCGGCTTCATTCTGCTGCACCTTGTTGGCGGTTTGGAAGGCCAGCTGCGACACCCCGCTCCATACCTGCGCGGCATCGCGCGAAACGCGGACGGTGGACGCACCACCCAGCCCTTGCGGAATGTCGAAGTTTAGGCGAACGACGTTGTTAAAATCGACCATTATCCGATCCTATTCCTGTTCATGTACCAGGTCATAAGCCCGCTCGCCGCATCGGTGCCCCCCTTGATGAGGGCGTTGCTGGCTTCGGAGCCGGAGGCAGCGGAGTCGGCGCGGAGGGAGCTGATGGTGGAAGCTGATGCCAGGTTCTGCAGGTCGCCGGTGATGCGGCTCTGGTTGATGGTGTCCTGGTTAATCGTCTGCACGCTGGGGCTGTTGAGCTGGATGCCACGGCCGGCGAAGGTGGCATCTTGCGCGGCCTGCGTGCGGAGCAGTTTATCGAGGCGCTCATTTTCCATGGCAGCGGCTTTCACCTTCTCATTGCCCACGGCGAAATCCTTGTATTGCTGCTCGATCTTCGCGGCCTTGGAAGCCTGCATGCCGGAGAAGAGGGAACCACCGGCGCTCAATGCGGAGAGGCCAAACGAAGTCCAGGGGGAAGCCATGATGGTTGCGAAGAAGCCAGAGCTGGCGGCGGTGGTGGCGGCCGTGCCGGCAGCTGCGGCACCTCCTGCAGCTGCCGCTCCGCCAGCTCCGGCGATGGCGGGCATCGCGGCGAAGCCCAAACCGCCAGTTGCAAAGCCAATGCCCCCAGCGAGGGCCATGAGTCCGATCGTGCGTGCGGTGCCGCTCATTAGAAGTTTACCTCCAACGCTACCCCGAGGATGCCGAGGGGGAGCGGTTTTTCTTGGGTTATTGTCAGCTGAGCGGTCACGTCGACCACACCAAGCCATACAGGAACTTTGCCAGAAAATGACTCGGCTGGCGCGTCGAATAAGGCCCCGTCGAACTTTTTGAGAGGGGGGCGGTAAATCACCGTGTCATTTTTACACTTCACGACAAACTCGCGGGTGTTGAAGGTTTCGATGTCCACACGCACCAGCTGCCGGGGTTTGCCGAAGGTATCGTAGAGCCCGAGCTTCACGTCGTAAGGCATCGTGGTTGTGACGGCGAGGAAGGGCAGGCCGGCTTCCACCGAGGTCGCCGCCTTAGCCAGAGTGATGTTTCCGCTGGCGGGGGCCTGGTCGGCCACGATGAAGTCGTCGGCGCGGATGGAGCTGTTCTGGCCGTTGAGGTGGGAGAAGCCGCTCCATACCGTTGCGGATGCCCCGCTTTTTACCACGCTGCAATCAAGCCAGTTGGCATAATTCCAGCGTTCGATGAAGGTTTGGGTAACGCCGTTGATGGTGCGGCTCACCGTGAAGTAGGCCCGGTTGTCCATTTCCGCGACGGAGAGGTGGCGGCCGGTGGTGGTTTGCAACGTCCAACCGTTGATCTCTTCTGCCCGGAGGGTGTTGAGGGTGGCGAGTGTGCCGTCGCCGTTCACCACCAGAATGTAGTTTGCCGTGGAGTCGTCGCTTGGCCGGAGGTAGGCCATATCCTGCGGGTCGCGGATGAGGTGGGCGGAGAGCGTGGTGACGGAGGCGCTTTCGTAAGCCTGCTTCACGTCGTTATAAACCGCCGCATAAATCGTTTTACCGCCATCCCCGACGAAGTAGATGGCCCCCTCGACGGAAACCGGCTTAATGGCGCGGGTGCCGTTCTCGGAGGCGTTGATGATGGAGAAGCTGCCCGGGGTGAATGTCGGGGTGCTGCCGTTGGCATAGGGCACGAACATTTCGCGGCTTTGGGAAAAGAACATCAGGTGAGCGCCGGCATAGGTGCCGACAATCGGATCCGGCTCGCCGTCGGTGATGTAGGCGATCCCTTCGTTGTCCAGGCCACGGCCAATGTCGAAGTCGAAGGGAATGCCGATCCGGCTCCCCCACACCCCGTTCGGGATCTGTGTGGATCCACCGACGAAGAGGCGCTGGCGGATGAGGGCTCCGCTGCTGGGCCAGCCGCGCGTGTTCGACCAGCTTGCTTCATACCCGCTCTCGATGTTCCAGCTGCCCGAGGCGATGGCGGTGGTGTCGTAGAATGTGGTGTCCATAACCCCACGAACGACGGTGCCGGAATTGTATTGCACAACCCGGGCGCGGCCACCGTTGCCGTTGATATACTGGCCGACGGTCGCGGCGGAGAAGGGGGTGCCGGTGCTGGCGGTGAGGGTGACGGTGCCGGTGGTGCCGGAGGGGGTGAGCGTGCCGGCAGGAGCGGTGACGGTGGTGCCGGCAAAGGGGAAGAACGGAATGTTGGCCGCGCCCCAGGCGGTGAGCGTCCAGCTGGTGTGAGATCCACCGCGTTTCAGCTTCACCGGCTCAACGTCATTGTGGAAAATGATCATGGTGTCGGTGTATTGCGTCACCCAAATCTTCTTCACCTGGTCGGCCGTCCACACCGCACCGTCGCCGGAGTTGAGGGTTGCCACCAGGAGCAGAGAGTCGTCGGTGTCGACGCGGAAGATGCGGAGCTGGGTGTCCTTGAAGCACAGGAGGTATTGCTGATCCTTGTTAAAGCGGAAGCGGATCACGCGGGCGTAGCCGTCGAAGCCGAGGGCCACCAGCTTCTCGAGCCCCGGCCGGCGGACGAAGCCACCCTGGGTGAGCAGCAGCACGTCACGCATTTTTGCCGCCCCTTCCTCGAGGTGGCGGGTATCGTTACGCGCAATCAGGCGGGGGTCGAGCTCGCCGCTGGTATATTTAACTTTGAGGGTGCGGACGGTAGCCATTAAATGAGGATGCCCCCGCCGGCGCTACGCATCCGGGTCAATTCATTCATGCGCGGGGCATCTGGCGGATCCATGCTGTCGTCGAGAAACTCCGCTTCGAGAAGGTGGCCGGCGGCTTCGTTGTTCCAGTAGCGGGCGATGTCGGGCTTGCCGAGCACCCCCACGCCGAACACGCCAGCCATGCGCTCTACCAGCACCGTTTCAAAAAAGGCGGGGAAGTAAGCCTCCACCACATTCATCAGACACAGGCCCATCACTTCCGGCTCGTCGCAATGCAGCTGCTTGCCGCCCTCGAGGATCTCATAATCAAAATCACCATCCACTTCGTAGACGCGGAACGCACCCGGGGGAACGGCGAAGGCGTAGGCCCAGCGGGCTTTAGGCGGGGTGGTGAGGCGGTTGAGCGGCCGCCAGAAAGAGGCGAACTTCCAGTTGCGCTTCGAGAGCAGAGTTTCCTTGATGCGCCGGTATTGCGCGGCGGCGACCTGGGCAGGCCGCGAAGCCTCCGCGAAGGAGGTTATGCTGCCGGCGTCGCCAATGAGGATCACGCCCTGGTTGCAAATATCGACGCTGCTGGTAGCCATTTCTTAAATCCTTTATGAAAAAAGCGGGGCGAGGCTACGGCCACACCCCGCTTTTCGGTTACTTCAACACCGATTAGGTGTTTGCCACGCTGATGGTCGTGCCGTCGGAAACCACGAGGGTTCCGTTGACGGTATCGACGCTCAAGACGACGTGGAGGCTGACGGTGGTTGCCACGCCATTCACAATTCCGCCATACACCAGAATGGTGTCGAGGGCTTTAACCTCTTTCAGGCGGGGATTTGTGGCGTAATTCCAGTAGCCATCCACCTTGACTTGCGCCTGGGTGTCGGCCGTTTTGTAAACCCACTCGATCGGCATATTGCTGTCGTAGCGGGGATACTTCGGCCAGAAGGTTGCAACGGTAAAAGCGTTTGCCATCTTCTTATCTCCTGTTGTTGCAGTTTCACGGAACTAGGGGTGGGGGCCGAAGCCCCCAAACCTTAAACCGTGTCGTCCTCGTCGCAGTAAATGACGAACACACCGGCGGGGTCAATGACCACGGCGGAGCACATCATGATCGTGCTGTATTGATAGGCCAGCACGTTCAGGTTGTCACCCGCCTTGACGGTCGGCTCCATAACGGACGTGAAGCCAACAGCACCCTTAGAGTAGCTGTAGCAGGTACGCACGTTGTTGGCGTCGATCGGCAGGCCACCTTCGTCCATGTCGGGCACGACGTAGAAGCCGAAGCCGTTGTGGCTCATCATGAGGCCACCGCCGGCGAGCGGTTTCTGGTCGTTGAAGTCGACGGACGCAACCTTGGTTTGCTCGCGGTAGAAGCTCTCCTGGCTGGAACCGACCACCAACGCACGATCATTCATCGGAATGCTCGTTTTGTTCATGATGCGGCGCAGCTCGGAAGTCTTATCCAAGAGCAGGTTGCTGCCGGTGCCACCAAAATCAACGCTGATAATGTTGGCGGCCGGGATGATGCCATCGGTGAGGGCTTGGGCCAGGGCGTCCAGAATAACCTGGTCACGCATCCGGCGGGCGGCCTTACCGTGGGCTTCACCGATCAGGGGGATTTCATCAAAATCCACCGTTTCGCGATCCATTTCATCACTGAAAGTGGTGAGGTGGAACTTGCGGATCGGGCAAGGGATCAGGCTGTGCAGCAGGCCATCGTTGGTGACGGGCTGGAAGCTCGAGCCGGTGCGCTCTTGCATGCGCTTTTTGTTGTTGGTGCGGCGGAAGTAGACTTTCTTGCCCTTGTAAGGCTTGAACATCACGCTACGAACCAGCATGTCGCCTTCGGCCTGGTAGGCCTGCTTCACGTTGGAGTCGTATTCCTCACGACCTACACCAGACAGGTAATCGGTGACGGTGTTATCGGCCATCGAAGTATCTCCTAGTTGGTTTCAATTCTTTTTTGCCTTCGCCTCGATTATCCGCTCGTTGCCGTCGGGTCGGTGCTTGTAGGGCCTTCCCCCTACCGGGAGGCAGCTGGTGCCGGGTCGCTTGGCTAGATTATCCGCTCGTTGCCGTCGGGTCTGCCGTGATGCGATTATCCATTCACGCCGTCACATCACACATCGCAAAAAGCAAAAGCCCCCGCAAGGGGGCTCATGCACGATTTCGCTCCTATGCGACGGATTGGAACTGCTGGTCGCGCTGCTTTTTGAGGTCGGGATAGCGGTTCAAAAGATCCGCGATTTCCTTCCGCACTTGCTCGGCCTTGGCGGGGTTCGCCTTGGTGGAGTGGCTGGTGAGCTCGGGCAGCTGGGCCTTGAGCTCGTTCAGCTGGTCGAGAGGCGTTTTTCCTACGCCATCCGTCTGTGTGGTGGGGATGGCCTTATCGATGCCGACCGCCTGGCGAAGAGCTGCTATGGCGAGCACTTCGTCGGCCGTGCGCGGCATGTTGATGAGCACGTCGGCCAGCTTCGGGGAGCCCTGTTTATCGGACACGGTTTTGTCACCGACAACCTTCTTGAGCCATGCGACGTTATGGCCGATGGTCTGTGTTCCATTTGCACCAAGTTTGGTCATTTCAGCGCCACGATCGGGGTTAATCGCCACCATCAAGCGGGCGTGCAGGTTCGCCAGGTCGTTCATCGCCTCACCCGAGATCTTGTGCTTCTTGCCGATCTCGAGCACTTCCTTCATCGCGGGGTCGTCCGCCTCAATCTTGAAGCCCGATTTCGTGATGTCGTCCGCGAGCTTGATTTCGTAGGTGTCCGGGGCTTTAGGCATCCCCTTCTCGAGGGAGGTGTAGGCTTCGACGATGGCCTTGACGGGATCCTCTGCGTTGGCGAACTTTTCAGGCAGGCCATAGTGTTTCGAGAGGCCGGGCTTGTCGTAGGCGAAAGAGCCGGTAGCGCCTGCAGCGCCTTTATCGCCGCCAGCACCAGCGCCTGCAGCGCCATCCTTGTTTCCGCCCGCATTACCACCGGCAGCGTCGCTTCCGCTCGCACCCCCGGCAGCTGCAGCAGCACCACCCGCCGCTGCTTCATCGATGCCCTCGGCACCAGCCTGTAATCCTGTATCAGCCATGATTTTACTCCTTGATTAGTTTTCGATTGCTATGATGTCAGCTTCGCGGATGCGTCGCAACAGCCTCACCACGTCTGCCTGCCCGTCACGTTTATGCGGGTAGCCGGCGTCGCAGCCTGGCGCGGTGAAGGGGTTTTGCTCGTAGAGCTGGCGCAGGGCCACGAAGAGGGCGATGCCGTCGGCGCTGGCGAGTAGGCGCTTGCCGGCGCGGAGGGCGGCGAAAGAGAGGCCGGTTTCCCCCGCGAGATCTCGCAGCGTTTTTTGCTGCATTTCCATCTTCTCGGCGGGGTCGTTCTCGTCACGCGGGCGGATGCCGGCGGCTTCGAGCTCGGGGGTAAAGCTGGTCGCAGGTGCGGGCTCCGCCGACGTGTCGGGGAGCCCGCTGATCTGGCCTTCTCCTTCTGGTATTTCGTGCATGCGTCCTGTCATGCCGGGAGATTAACTCCCGACGCCCGCCGTTGCAACCTTCGTCAACGCGGCCGGGTCGATCCCGCCGCCCCCGGGTTGCCCCGGAGCACCACCGGCCATCATGCCGGCAGCGAGATCCTGCTGCATCTGGTCGCGCTCGCTCTTCGGGCGAACCAGACGCGGCGTGACCTTGAACAGCTCGGCCATGATTTCCGGGTAATCCTCGAGCTTGGTGCCGAGGGTGAGGCCCTGCATGCCGGCCGTGCCCAGGATGGTTTTCATGAAGCGGTCGATACGCATGGCTTCTTCCATGTTTTGAGCTTCGGCAATCGGGCTTTCCACGCTGACTTTCAGCTCCTGCCCGTTCACCTTGAGGCCGCCCAGGTCGATCACGCCCAGCTGATCCATGATGTCGAGCATCCGCGCGACGAGTGGCTGGATGAGCTCGAAGTGCAGGCGGCCGAAGCTGGAACCAATGCGGTCGGCAAACTCTTGCTGGCGGTAGGAAATCTCGGTGGCACTCCGCACCGGGTCGTTGATGGATCCAAGAGGGTTGTTGAAGAGGTGGTTGTTCACCGCCTCGCGCATGTCCTTCACGATCATCTGGCCGACATCGAAGTTGCCGTTGTTGTCGACGCGCTCGATGGGCTTGTGGTTGCCGCCGGTGGGGAGCACCGGGATCATCATACCAGGCTGGAACTTGAGCTTCTTCGGGTTCATCACCGTGCCGCTCTGCACCATGTAGACGCCGGCAATCGCCATCGCCGCATTCTGCAGAATATACTCGAGCACCTTGTTCATCACCTTCACGTCGGCCAAGGCGGTCATGAAGGGGCCGCGACCGTAAACCTCACCGGGCATCCGCATCCAGCGGAACACGATGAGTGGATCGGTGCGGTAGCGGCGCTTTACGATAAACTTTTTCTCGGTCGGCTCGAGGACGTAGTAGCAATACGGCCGCTTTTCGTCGAGGTGCGGCTGGTAGCGGATACCCTCGATGAGCTCAATCTGCTGGTTGGGCGTCGCATCGATGATTTTGGTGAGCTTTTCCGGCAGCTCGGCATCATCCCACGTCGGCTTGATGTTGCGCGCGGCCATTTTGTAGCGGCGGAACTTGGTGCCCACAGAACCATAAGGCCCCTCCTGCAGGAAGAGCTCGGCTTGGGGAACGGATTGAAACTGGAAGATGTTGGTTTCGAGAGATCCCGGCTGCAGCAGCAATGCGCCGGTGCCGACGCCCAGGTCGAGTAGGCTGGGGGTGACTTCGCTGTCGAAGTTGCTCTGGTGCAGGTGAGCGAACATCAGCTGGGTTACGGTTTCGGTTTGGATCTGCGCCTGCAGCCGCGCCTCGTAGGGCATCGAGAGGAACTTGGTGCCCGGGCTCAACCCCGCCCAGTTGCGGAACTGCGGAAGCATGATGGATTGGATGCGGTTGGCGAAATTGATGGCGGCCGCTTGGGTGCCGCTCTCGAAAAGGTGCTCATCGCGGCGCTGGCCTTCGGTCGGCTGGTAGAAGTTTTCTCGGGTGGGGATCAACCAGCGGTAGGTGTCATACATCGTCGGCTCATACAGCTGCCGGCGTGCCACCGCGTCCACGAAATCGCGGAGGAAGGTTACTTCATCGTCGCCCTTCCCGGCGCTCGGCATTGTTGCGACGTATTCGGCCATTATCCGAGGTTTTTCTGCTTGCGGTCGGGAACGCCTACCGCGCCGGTGTCCTGGTTCATCAGGCCCGCCAGCCCGAACATGCGCGAGCGGCGGATGGCGGCGGCGGAGTCAGCCTGATCCTTGAGATCGCGCTTCTGCTGATCCATTTGATCCTGCTGCTGGCGCTGCAGGTCGAGCTCCGCTTGGCTGGGGCCTTTTTGTTTGGGGCCGGACATTTCACAACACTCCCGTTAGAATGGATTTACCTGGGTGGCGGCGTATTTCCTGCAGAGAAGCCGGTAAAGGCCGTGCGGGGTGAGCGTCAAACCACTTTCAATACCCATAATACGCTTTACCACCCCAACACAATGACTCTCTAGCTGGAAAAGCTTTCTCGGCTCCCCGGGTAGCGTCACTTTCAGCACGGTATGGTCGGGGTAAGAGGCGTAGCAGCGGGCCACAATCTCGGCTTCATCGTTCCAATGGATGATGTTACAGCCGTGCAACACCGGGTCGATCGCAACGGAGAGCTTCTCGGTGATTTCGCCAATGACGAAGGCATGGGAGAAGCCGGGCTGCAGGTATTTCGACCACCACCACCGGCGGCCGCCGGCGTTAAAAACCACATACCAATCTCGCGGCGGGTTCTCCACGTCATTCATCGGAGTTGTCCATTTTCCACTGATTACTGCGGCCGGAAAGTGGGTTGAAGCCCACGTCCATCACCATCGGCTCCGTCACCAGCTCGGTCGCGCCCTCTTCCTCGTCCAGGCGGATATTCAGAAACTCGCCGCCGCCGGAAAGGGCATACTCGTTCCCGTTCATGATGTGCGATGCGTCGTTCTTTTCCGGCACATCGGAGAGTTTCACCACCCCCATAATGCGGGTTTTGCGGTAGTGGTAATCGCCGCCGAAGCCCGCGATGGATCTCTCGCACCGGGGGTCAATCAGCAACCCGGGCTGGCCGTCGACCAGGCGACGCAGCGGGTTACGCACGCACATCAGGCGGGCCTTGAGGTCGTTGGTGGGGGCGGGGTGGATATTCAGCCCCTTTTTCCAAAATACCGTCATGGGAGTAACGGTGCTGTCGGTTTCGCTGCGGTGGTTGCCGGCAGGGTCGCCGTGCATCATGTAGGGGTAGCCGACGCCGAACCGCTCGCCCAGGAAGGTTTTGAGCGCCGGCGCAAACTGCTCGGCCCCCATGACGATGAGGTCGCCCTTGCTGTCCACCGGCACAAACTCGGCCAGCATCACCCATTGCCCGTTCGGCCGCTTCTGCCAGACGCCGGCGGCGGGGGTGAGGCCAAAGTCGACGCCGATGTGGAGCGGCACGTTCATTTCCTTCGGCAGCGCATCGAGGTTTTCGTTGGCGACGTGGATGCTCGAGTTGAAAAACTTGCCATAAACCGGCTCGCCACGCTTTATCGAGCCGAAATTGCCCTTAACCAGTACCTCAATTTCATCTTCATCGAGGTTTTTCATCATTTCGATGTAGTAATTAACTGGCAGGTTTTCAATGTTTTCGGCATTGGGAGCCAGGCCGGAGGGCTGCTTATAAATCGGATATAGCTTTTTCTTCTCGAAAACGTCGTGGATCCAATGCTTTTTGTCCGGGGGGTTGGTATCAATCAGCACACAACGCTGCGGAGCCCCACCATGGCGCATCGCCGGGTAGCGGCCGACGCGGGTGGTGAGGTGTTTGTAGATCACATAAACGACTTCGGAGCCTTCGTTGATCCAGGCGTTCGTCATTTCCAGCGACTTCAGCTTGCGGACGTGCTCTTCGCGGTCGAGCGCGATAAACCAAAACTCCATGTGGTAGTGCCGGCCGTTCTTCCGCTCCGCCTCAAACTCGCTGGTCGGGTCGGGGTCGGTGTGAAACTCAATCAGGCGCTTTGGCGGGCGCGTCCGCATGTAGTATCCCGGGAAGATCTCGGGGGGAAACCAATCGTTGAACGTCTGCAGAGTGGTGGCTTCGAGGTCGTTGTAGGTGTTGCGGATGATCACGGTGCGTGCGCGGCGGATCCCGTCGATCGGAGAAGGCGGCTGCTCAAGGTTCAGCTGCAGCAGCTTAAAACACACTCCCGAGCTCTTGCCGGATCCAACCGGCCCCATGATGCACGCGACAAAGGCCCGGCTGTCCATAAACCGGGCCACCGTCGGCGGCGCATTGTAGGTGAGCTGGAAGTCCTGCGTCACTACTTGATCTTCGCGTAGAGCTCGGTGGTGGAGAGCAGGATGCCTTCGAGCATTTGGTCGCACACGCGGATTGCGTCGGCCTTGCGGAACATACCGTTCTTGGCGTCGCAGGCTTCATCGACCCGGGCGGCCACGCTCATGTGCCGTTTTTGGATCTCGCTCGCCAGGGCGCAACCGAAGCGCGATGCAGCTTCCCGCTCCACGTCGCGGCGCACCGCCTTCCATACTTCCCGCGCGGCGCGGATGCCGAGGCGGATTACTATTCCGGCGATCACGAGGCCGCCGACTAAACCGGCCGCACTAAGCGCCAGTTGTGCCGTTGTTGGTTCCATTTGGGGTTTTCCCTTCCTTCGTCAGTTTTCTAACCAGCTGGTTCAGCGTTTCCTTCGCCGCTCTTTCGAGATCGTCGATGTCAACCGCCAGCTCTCTTACTTCCAGGGGTTCTTTTTCCCCGGGAAACTCTATCCGCGCTGTCAGCCACGAGGCCCACATGCCCGAGCTGCTCAACGCCGGCCACACTATCACCGATACCACAGCCTTCGGCCGATCGGAGTAGCGTTCCAGCAGCTTGTTCATCGCCTTCCCCAGCCGCATCCCCGTTTCGTTGAAGGCGAACCCCGCGTCCAGCGCGAGCTCCTGCAGGGTTTTGCCCTGGGGAACCGAAGGTTCGGGGGGTGTAATTTTCTGTTCCGTATCCGCTAGGAATGTATCCACGTTCGATTGCTTTCGCTACGCGCCCGACGAGCGCAGTTAAAAATATGCCAGGCCCTTCGCCTGGCGAAAAAAAAGTGAGGTCGTAAACGGTGTAAGGGCCGCATCGCCAGCTGCAGTAAAGCACCAGCAACCCGTCACGCACACGCGAGCTCACCTTCACTTTGCCGGCAGCGACGCCGGCGGCTTCGATTTCCCGAAGCAGCTGGGCGGCGAAGGGGGATACGCCGCCAACCATTTATTCAGCCGGCTCGCTGTCCGGGCCAGGGGTCGCCTCATCGGAATTATCCGATGGCTCGGGGTTCTTGGCCGCCGCCTGATCCTGCAGCTCATACTCGCGCCGGGCTGCAGCGCCGCCGTCGTCAACCTCGCTGGTGGTGATCTCGCGGATATTCACCTTCACATCACCGATGGTGCGCTGGCGCACCGCCGGGATCTCACTCGGCAGGCTCGGGAGAGCCGGCTTCGGTTCCTTGTTCATGTTCTAATGCTCCTGTTTCGTCGTCATTCACCGGCACATCGGTAATCTGGCCCTTCTGCCCGTTCACCGAGGTTACGATGGATTTGCCGTTCCCCAGCTGGACGTTGAGCAGGATGCGGACACCCTGGTTCTTGTCGTTGCTAAAGCCCATCAGATCCTTCACTTCCTTTGCCGATGCGTCTTTACTGGCCTGCGGGGTTCGCGGATCCAGCATCCGACGCCAGTGGTAGGTTATCAGGGCCGACTTCTTGATGGAAGTGCCATCACCCGTCGTCGCCAACAGCCGGTCGATGAGGTCGAGAATGTCCAAACGGCCCAATAACACCGCCGCCTCCACCGGCGCGTTATCGGCCTCCACGCCCCGCTGCACAAAGAAATCTGCAGGCGAGCCCCCTATGACAATGTGCTTGCAGAAGGCGATGTCGTCCTGGCTATACTGTGTCGAGCCCACCACACCCCCCTTCTTCTTTTCCGCTAAAGTTTTAGGCGGCCGCCCCCTGCCACGCTTTTTCTCCTTAACCGGCTGGTTTCCCGCCGAAATTACGTCCGCCATCTGCATAATCTCCTTTACCTTAAAAACCTACACTTTCCTCCGGGTTTACACAACGGGAGTGCCCAGCCCCGGCCCAAAGCCGGGTAGCTGGGCACCTCACTATAATGAATATCGATCTCCATAATTCCAAACAGTCCTCTATCTTGACTTTGAGGGGGGGTGGACGGTAAGCTCCCTTCCGAGCGCGGGACGCCGGGGGGCTTACCGGACATCCTGGGGGGGCCTTAACTGGCGGATTTCTGCCACTTCCAATCCAAGTATCTGATGTAAAACCCAAAATGGAAAATGTAGCGGGGGTGCTACCTCACGGGGGTTGACGGGCCGCGTTTCGGAGGCCGGGGGTCGTTTTTGGCGGATTTCCGCCCCCCGCCCCCCTATTTGTTCCCCTCGCTTGTGTGCTTTCTGTGCCGATTTGGGTGGAAGTGCTGCTATTGTTTCACCATTCCCATTGTTTGTTGGCTCTCACCTTGAAGAGAAGCGTGGAACCATGTTTAACATAATGACTATTATGCGTACCTTCTGGCTGGGTGGGGGAGGTCGGCGGCTGGCGCTTGGAATTGACTATGCCCGACGACCACCACCGCGTCCACCCGTATCGTGTGTGCGTGCGCTCGTGCGTGTGCGTGGTGGGTGTGTATGTGGGGGCGACGGTAGGGGCTTGACGTGAGGCGGTGGGGTGGTGTAGCTTGGGGGCGTTGGTAGGGCTTTGCATCCCTGCTTACGTTCAAACAATGAAGGGTAATCCTATGAAAGACACCACAATCGCGAAGGCCGTGCGCTGGTTCCCCGGCAAGTTATGGCAGGGTGAGCGCGTGAGCTTTGAGGTCACACTTGAGCTCCACCAGCTCGCGGGCAATGAGCGCCCGCACTTCTCCGCCACCGTCAACGGCTGGAACCGGCCATATACCACTCGCCCCGTAAGCCGCGATATTGATTTCGGCGGCTGCTGCCACGAGCTTATCGTCAAGTATTGGAAGGCGGCGGCGCTGGTTGTCGCGGTGCATTTGTCCGATGATAATGGCGTTCCCATGTACGCGGTCGAGAATGGTTGGTATCACGCGGGCGGCTGCATCAAGCACGGAGCCAACCCCAACGCCACAAACCCCGAGCGCTACCCCGCCAACGTCGACCACCTCGCCTCCCACCTCCGCATCGAGAAGGACAAGGCGGCGGCCATCATTAAATCGGTGGCCGATGGCACGGTCAACAAGCTGGCTTTTACGCTGTTTTGTGACTCCCAGCTCCCGCGCTGGAAGCGTGAAGCCGATAACGCGCTCACCTTCATCCAAATCCAATCCGACATCTTGAAAGGCTAAAGACATGACACAAACCGCCAAAACCCCCGGGCAGCTGGCCTATGAGGCCGACCTGCTCAAACTCCCGACCTACCACACCGGCGAAGCTCGCCGGTCATGGGCTGCGCTCTCCGACTTCGTGAAGGCTTCATGGGAAAAGAACCCCACCGCACGCCACGAGCAGCAGCAGGTGGACGTGGTGGCGACAATCACCCTTTGCCTCCCGATGGGGTGGGATGCTGATGAAATCAGCGTTTACCTCCGCAGCGGCCTCATGGGCACCTTTTCCGACGATTTGCCCCCGAGTATCCCCGACGAGAACGGCAACGCACAAAGCCCGGTAAACTTTACTTTCATGGAAGAGCGCGAGATCTACGACAGCGACAGCGACGAGGAAACCCGCAAGGGCTATTTTGTGCGCCATGCCAACCTCCCCGAGGCTTTTTATATTGAAGCAAACACCGAGGTCGGCGCTGCTGAAGTAGGGGCAGGGGCGGCTTGTGACCTGCTGCCCTATGGGGAAGCGGCGGGCGAGTATCACGTCCACGCATTCGACCCGCTCGGCGGCATCGGGCGGCTGCTGGGCACCTACAAGGCCAACGAAGAGGGCGAGCTGGTCGACTAGCGCCGAAACCGGGGCAACCCGGTCGCGGGAGTGGTGGCACCCTCCCCCCTGATGAAGGCAAGCCAAACCGAAAGGAAAGACGACGACCCATGAAACGAGAACCCACAAAACGGGAACGCGCACACATCGCGCGGATGCACGCGGAGGAAGGCGAGCCCGCCACCTGCCCCACCTGGCTAAAGGTGGCCGGCGGTGTCGCCCTGGCTGCTGCTGCCATCGCCG